TAGATTCTGACTTCTTAGCTAACGTAAGAAGCGCTGGTATCAGAGGACCAAACAACGAACTATTTGCTGGATCTTCTAGCTTAATGGTTGACGGCGTTATGGTTCACGAATTCAGACACGTACCAAACACTTCTCAAGGTACCTCAGGTACTCAGAAAGGTGGATCTGGTAGTGATGTTGACTTCGCTGCTAACTTATTCTGTGGAGCTCAAGCTCTTGCTATGGCAGATATCGGTTTGCCTGAAATAGTTGAAGACACTTTCGACTATGGAAACCAAAACGGTATTTCTATCGGTAAGATCATGGGTCTTAAAAAACCAGTCTACAACTCTGACATTTCTGGTCAGAATGAAGACTTTGGTGTAATCAGAGTAGATTGCGCATTTTAATTAAGATTGGGGTGGTCTTCGGACCACCTCTTTCTACTAAACAGGAGTTTTAAATGGAAGAAAGAAAAACTATGAAAGTTATCTCAGAAATAGATTTATATGTATCACTAAAAACTGGTGATGCTGTTCGTTTATACGCAGGAGAAGCAAGAGAATTCCCAGAGTATATTGGATATGCTTGTTTACAAGCTGGGGCTAAAGAAGTAAGAGAAGAGCCTAAAGCTAAAACAGTGGAAGTTATTGAAGAGATTGTTGTAGAAGAAACTACAGAAAAACCAAAAACAAAAGCTAAAACAACTAAGAAAAAGTAGATGGCCGGTACGTTACAAGCACAACATATTTTATCCAGGGTACGTAATATACTTCAGGATAATACTGGTGTGCGTTGGACCGATGGCGAGATGTTTGATTATTTAAGCGATGCACAAAGAGAAATTGCAAACTTACGACCGGATGCTACTGCTGTACACAGTAATGTGCAGCTAGCCACGGGTACTGAACAAAGCATACCTACAGATGGATTAAGACTAATAAAAGTAGTAAGAAATATGTCTGGTACTGCTACAGACGCAACAGGCGCTAGAGCTATTAGGTTTGTAGACATTGAAACACTCAATATTAGTGACCCAAACTGGCACGACCCTACAGTGGCTGGTGATGCTGCGCATGGTACTCAAGTAGAACACTACATGTTTGATATCAGGGATCCACGTAAGTTTTATGTGTACCCTGGAGTTTCAGGCAGTGCTTATGTAGAAATAGTGTATTCTAAAAACCCTACTAATATTGGGGCTAATACTGATTTAATACAGGTAGATGATATTTATGCAAATGCGCTTATAAACTTTGTTCTTTACAGGGCATATTTAAAAGATTCTGAATTTGCAGGTAATCAACAACGTGCTGGAACTCATTTTCAGTTATTTACCCAAAGTATTGGTGCCGGATTACAATCCGCTGATGTCAATACTCCACAACAGGAGGCAGTAAGTGGCTAGCTTTGATTCTTTAGTAAAAGAGATATTACCTTACGTACCTGGCTGTCCAGATAGCCTTATAAAAACACATTTAAGGGCTGCTACTATAGAGCTTTGTGAAAAAAGTAGAGCTTTTACTCATGACCTAGATCCGATAACTACAATATCAGGAGTTTATGAGTATGAGTTTGACCAACCAGTCGGAACTGATGTGCATCAAATATTATGGGCTACTTATGATGGTAATGATTTAGACCCTATAAGCCCAAGAAGTTTAGAGCTAAATTACCCAGATTGGAGAAACAAATCAGGAATACCAACTGTGTATTTACAAAAAACACCGGATACTTTTTGGTTAGTACCAGTGCCTAATGCGAACAATGCAAATGGTTTATTGTTAAGTGTAGCCTTAAAACCTAGTAGGACTACTAATAATATAGATACTAATTTTAGTAATGATTACAGAGACGGGATTATTTATGGCACCATATTTAGATTACTTAGAATTCCACAGAAAGCATGGACTGATTCCATAGCTGCCTCTGACTACTTTAATTTGTTTCAAGCTGAGATATCTGATGCAGAATTACGCGGTAGGGGAGGTAATATTGGTGTGAAAAGAACAGTTAAATACAAAAGTGCAGGTTTATCCCCAAGGAAGAGGTATGGACGATATGGCAAAGAGTTGGACTATTAATGGTAAGGTCTTTGAATACATTCCATTAGAGGATGTTAAAGTTGCTTACAATACAATAGAACCGGATCTTAGAAAAGTAGCTCAAAAGTCATACGCCGATTGGATACCAGCTGATGTATATGCAGCATTGCGAAAGGGCAGTTCTGAGTTATACATGGTATATGAGGATAAATACTATGCAGGCTTTGTTATAGTATCTATTTTAGATGATGCTGGAGGAGAAAAAACACTACATATTTGGGTTGCTTACAGTAGGTCCGGATATAATATAATAGGCGCAGGTGTAGAGTTTTTAGAAGGACTTATACAAAACACCAGCATAACAGGAATGGAGTTTCATTCCGACCGTTCTGGATGGAGTAGAGCGGCTAAAAAGCACGGATTTAAAGCAGTAACAACAGTTTATAGAAAGGAAGTTTAATGGGTAGTAAACCAAAAGCAGAAGAATATAAGCCAAGTGAGACTGAAAAAACTCAAGCGGCTATAGCTGCAGAAGAACAAAGGTATTTTGAAAATACTTATCAACCTTTGTTTTTAAAACAAATGCAAAGGGCTGCTGAACAAAAACTTGCACCTACTTTTCGTGGTAGAGCGCAAGCTGATACCATGCAGGCTCTTACGGGTTCAGGGCCAAATCTTGGTGTAGTAAGTGGGGTATCGGATGCTGCAGACAGAGCTATGGGGGCTGTAAGTAATATTGCTCGTAGTACTACTCAAGCAGCAAAAGCTTCTCAAGGCGACCAAATGAGTGCTTTATCGCAAAGTTTAGGTCTTGGTTCTGCTGCTTCAAGTGGTTTAGCCAGTGCAAGTAGACAAGCTGCTTCTAGAGGGTTAGCTGAAGCCCAAGCTCAACAACAAGTAAGAATGGCAAGAAACAATGCCATGTTCCAAGCAGCAAAATCAGGTTTGAGTATGGGTTTAGGTAATATAGCGTCTGGGGGTAGTTTCTTTAAAGGAAAAACTACAACAATCGGTCCGGACGGTAAATTAGGTTCAGCAGACACTGGATTTTTTGGTCTAAGACAAACTAATTTTAAAGAGTATAAATAATTATGATAGGCGCGTTCAAAGACCTCGCTCGAGTTTTAGCACAAGCTGGTAATTTAAATTTACCCGGCGGTACTCGTGTGGGTTCTGGCGGTGGACTTGGTAGTATGAGGTATACAGGCCCAGTCAATAATACTGGTACTTTTAATTACAGGCCTGGTACTTATAACTCTGCAAATCTACCTGAAGTCACCGACCCAGACGAAACTTTTGCAGATGTAACAAGAAGACAAAAAGAATTTGTTATTGGTGCTGTAAGACCTTTTGAAAGACAACTCTTGAACAGATTAGATAGCACAGAATTAGTAGATCAGATTCCTCAAGATGTAGAACAACAACAAGAGATTGCGGCAGGAGTTGCTAGAAGAGATAGAGAAAGGTTTGGGTTCGAGAGGTCTCAAGCTTTAGCGAATGAACAAGCAAGAGCAGTACAGAGAGGTGGTGCTTTAAATTTAGCTGGTGGTTTAAATAATGCAAGACTTGAACAAGATGCAATAAACCGTCAAGCGTTGAATCAACTAGTAGATTTTGCAGGCGGTATAAATAGATCTAATCTTTCTAGTCTAGGTAATGCTGCTAATTTAAAAACTCAGAGAGATAATGCTTATACGTCAGCAAGAGCGCAGGCTAAAGCACAGCGTTATGGTTTTATCGGCTCGTTATTTGGGATGATTTAAGATGGCAAGAACATTAGTTGAAGCATTAAAAGAAGGGCGTTATAGAAACGCATCAGAGGCTGTGATTGGGGCGGAGTTTAATCGTCAAGTAGATGAAGAAACTAGAGCTGCTGCAAAACAAAGAATGCAGAATTTTCAACTTGATGTCAGAAATAGGGGGCAACAGTTTGTAGAAAATGGTACAGCTTCAAATAAATTAAGAGACTATGTTTTAGGAAAAAATGAGTTTCTTGATACAGAGATTCTCTCAGAATTACAAACTTTAGATAATAGTTTTGATGTAGTATCAGGTTTAAACGATACCCTGTTTCCTGCAGGGGCTAGTGGTAATAACCAAGTTGCTTTAGCAGGCTTTGGCTATGACAACCTTAAGAAAACAGTCGATCTAGATTTGATGTCTAGAACTCCTGATGGGGTAAAACAGGTACCAGTTACCGAAGGTGGCAAACCATACGCTTTAGGGGGCACTATACAAGAAATTGGTACCCCACAATTTGATAGTGCTTTAAGAACTTACCAGACTAATTTAGTGGGGGGCGTTGGAGATTCTTCTTTTACTTTTGCCAATACTGGGGCAGGCCGAAGAAACCAAAGGTCTCCACTAGTAAATAAAATTCTTTCAAATCGTAACTACGAACCTACGGAAGTAGAGTTAGAAGAACTGAAAAAAGACCCATATGTACTAAAACTTTTTGAGGATCAAGAGTTGGGCGACGGTTCTCAATTAGGAGGGCCGGGAACTTTTAACCCTGAAGGTCAAGCTAGTGGTAAGAACAGGAGAGTCATTGAAGGCACGTTAAGGGGGACTTTACAAGAGCAAGCAGACCAATTAGTAGGCATAGGTATTGATACAAAACCCATGTCAGAAGAAGATATAAAATCTGGAGATATTAGGTATTTAGATGATACTGAAGTTGAAGATCTGTTGCCAGGTGTTATTGGTAGTAGATACAAATCTTCTAGAGACCAAGTTAAAAATCTTTTAGCACAATTTAGTGATGATGGGACAAAAGAGGGTATAAAAAGGGGTAATAGAGTCATAAGATATCAAATAGAGCAGTTAGAAGGAGATATGGTAGCTGCAATTAATTATGCAAAAGGTGAAAAATTAAATACTATTAAAGATGTTAAAGCCGGGATAAAAAAAGGAGAACTACTTTTAAGAGATAAAAGGTTATCAGATACACAACGACAAGAGATAGAAGATAAGATAGCAAAAGATAAACAATTGCTTTCCACAACAAGTGAGGATGTGGCTAAATCTAAGAATAAAGAAATACCTGAAACAGATTTAACTACTATAATTAGAAATGCTCAGGAAAGAAGTCGAGTAGAAGGAGTAGCTGATTTTTCTGGTTTTGATAAACAGGCTAGATCCAATATTTATTTTGCTACCGTAAGCAGAGTAGCTCCAGATATGTTAGATAACCCTAACTTTTGGGCTTCTATGAACTCTTTATTATCAACTGGTATGATGCCTACGGAGTTAGACCTCTATAAGACTCAGTTAGATACAGCAAAGTCAAATAAACCATCTTCAACTCAGAAGTTTTTAGATAATGAATTATTTAGAAAGGCGCAAGGTTATTTTTCAAAAGTATCTACATATAGTGCAAATCAACTTGAAAACGAAATTCAAAAACCAGACTTCAACATAGAACTAAATGGCTTTGCTTCTTATGTAAGAACAGACGCTGATACTCTTGAAAAAATAGAAAGATCAGATGTAATTTTTCAAGAGGCTTACACTGCTTTTGTTAAAGGAAAAGCCGTTGATGGTATTTCAGGTACTTTGGCTCAGATTTTTAGGGGTAGCCCAACTTCTGGGCCTTTAGACCCTAAAACTGCAAGAATTTTTATGAGAGTTAGAGATAATACAACTGGTAATGTAGTGCTCATAAAAAATGATCAAGCGGGTTTAGAGTTAAAAAGAAAGATACAGGGTGGTCAAGCTTTTGTAGAAAGCATACAAGTCGTAGACGCCCGTGGTAGTCAAAGAGGTAGAAATTTAACTGGTGGCGATATTGCACAGTTAGGTGAAATGGCGGTTATGGCTTTACTACCTTCTGCTATGATCACTGGAAGTCGATTGGGTGATTAAAAATGTCTATAACTGACTTCTTTATTTCGGAAGCAAAGGAACGACAAACTACCGCCTCTGAAAATCCAGTTCTAAGGGAAACAATAGCTCCCACTACTCGTAACCCTCAAATGGCTCCAACTACTATTGGGGAAGTTTTTTCTGCTGGTTTTGACGTAGGAGTAGACCAATTAGAAGGAGATATAAATAGAGCAAAGGCAATAGGTAATTTATTTATTGGTAATGAACAAGAAGCCAAAAGAAATTTACAAAGAGCTGAATTTGATGACCAAGAGGCAGGAAGAGTTTTAGAAGGTTTTAGAGATTTTGAATCATTCTTAGAAGAACCTACTTTAGAAGGATTTACTCAACAAGTTTTTAAAAGTATTGGACAGTTTGCTCCTTTAGCGATTAGCTCTGTTGCCTCTGGTTTTACTGGGGCTGCTGCAGGTATAGTTGGTAGAGGTGCCCTTACTAGTGCTTCAAGAGCTGCTACAAGAGAGCTTTTTACAGGTGCATTAAAAAAGAAAAGTTTACAACAAGCCCTAACTC